ACTTGTCGGCGGCGTAGTACCAATGGCAATAGCCGATGCCGCCTGGTTCATCAGCAGCTTGCCACTAATAATCGCATTGCCGGACACGTCGAACTTCAGAACATCTGTGCTGTAGCTGCGAATGCGCAGTCCGTTGGTTGGGTCAATAGTAATGTTGGGTTTACTTGCCGCGTATTGGCCAATGGCCATACCCCAGGTTGCAGCCGCATAGCCCCAATTGCCATTTAGATCACCAACACGCACACGTTCCACATTTGTCTCAAGCACAGATAAAGCAATTTGATCCAACCATAAACCTGTGCCCGCCGTTCTACTGGTCGGTGGTGTGGCACCTATAGCCAGAGATGCAGACGCACCCGACAATCTCAAGTACCCAACCAAAGTTGCGGCACCTAAATTCGTAATAGTCAATAAGGCGGCATTGTTGGCCCGTATGTCTAACCCGTTCGTGGGATCATAAGACAATCCGGCTACACCAGAACCAATGCCAATGCCGTAGTGATCAGATGCCGCGTGCCATTTCCAACTGTTCAAATTTCCTAGACGAAGATGCTCAGTTGTGGTAGTCCAGGGCGCACCGGCATGGGTTTTTACTGCAAAATATGGGCTATAGGTGCCATCGGCTGTCATATAGAGGAAGCCGTCATTGGATATTCCATAATCTATCAGTGAAGATCCAGCCTTGATAATATTTCCAGATGTGCCACTTTGCCTAGTAACATTGTAGGTGTAGTATGTGGTGTTGTCAGTGACTGAATTTACCAAAAACCAGGTATCAGTCCAGCCCAACTTCATGCGTAGGAAGTCACCCACAGCAAACACTGCTATGTGTCCGACTGCCGGATCCTGAACAGTAATATCGAACGGTGTGGACACTTGAACAGTAACATCATCCCGCACCACGCCCGCCGATTTCATCACTCCCATACTCCCGGCGAATGCTTGAATGACATTGTATGTCATCACAGCAGCAGTGATTTCTCCCCGAACATTGACATTATTGAATTCTGCTGAACCGTCACTCAAAATGCGCCAGCCCGAACTGTCCGCAGCGAAGCTGGCCGAACGAATGTTCTGGTTTGCCCCATCGACAATGATGCCGTTTACTAATCCAACGTTGATGATCCCCGCAGAATCCAGTTTTACCTGTCCGCCTGTAAGGGTGGTAGCTCCAATCGTCCAACCACCAATAGTTCCAGCAATAGCTGATATGCCGGATGAGCTTAGCACCACAGCACCCCCCCCCGCCACTAATGTGCCATCACTGGCTCGCACCCCAAACTGCAATACATCTGCATTGACTCCAACCAGGTTCCATAAGGTTGGAGTGGCCCCAAGATTGTAAGTCATGGGCGGGTAGGCTGTGCGCATCCCAGAAAAGCCGCTACCTATTTCCAATCTATTTCCTGACCTGAATTCGCCCGCTTGGATCATGCCCAAGCTCTCGGAAAGATCAGACAGGCCGGTGACTATTACAATCTGATTGGCTCCCAACAATAATGTCTTGGGCAAGTTGACCAGATCGGCTTCAATCTTTTGTAATAATGCAAGGACATCTTCTTCAGTGGTCATAGTCCTCCAAAATGGAATGTCCTATAGTATAAATTTTCTATGTCCTTTACTCTGGCCAGGATCATTACCCACCAATCCATGCTGGACTCATGTGGGCCATAAGCACCACCCGATCCACCTATGCCATTAGCCAAACCAAATGCCCGGCGCATCCATTCTTCGAACAAATATTCGTTGTAGATGGTGTCGTCATCCAGGGCAAATACCATGTAGCCCATCTCGGCCAGCGTTCCTTCTTGCTCAGTATCTTTCTTCGAGCGCAGCAGCGTGTCATGGGTAGGCCCTTGCACCTGAATAACTATTCGCATCATTGGGAAGAGGAAATCGGCGACAATGCCACCAAGTTCTAGCCGCCCGCCGTTTTGCGAACTTTGGAAATCAAAGTCAAGTCCACTTACCAATCTCAGTCTGTTGACTAAGTAAGCATATACGATCCTCTCGGGCAGCGTTCCATTGACCTGGCTTTTGGATACAGCTCTGGCTTCAAGTGGATCTTCCCCAATCTTTGGACGCTTCACGCCGCGCCGGTGCAGGGTAAACCACCACGGCTCCAAGTTGATCTGGTTCCATAGAGCAACATCACGCTTGCGCAATGTCAACGGACGTTCTTCCGGCTGGGGAATTCGTATCCGCGTCTGCTTTCCCTTTGTGCTGGGCTTGATGTAGCGTGGCGTGCGAATTCTGGTAAGTGGCATTAGCGCACTTCCACCAGATTCAGATTACACAGAGTTTCAATGTTGCGCATGGCACCAGTATCCGAATCTTCATGTCGTTCCACACCTGTGTTTGTCACCGAACTGACATACACTGTGTGTATCAACCCATAAATGTCTATAAATTCCACTGGGTGTTTTGAATTGCGCAGCATTTTCAATTCTTGGATGATTTCTCCAGCTGTGCGCGAGTCCGGGTTGTCTCCATACAATGAATGAGTGGCAGCTACCACGTTGAAATTGTAGCCATAGAACACATCCGGGCGCAGCAAAAAGCGCAATGTCATTCCTTCCAAGATGGGGCTTTGGTCAGAGTTGTTGGTGTGGAATTGAACAATTAGAATAACATACTTATAAACTCCCATTGGCACAGTAGCAGTTCTGGGTGCGCTCCACTGTTTGGGATCGCTCGGTTGGGTGGGATTCCATACAGATAGTCCCTCTGTGTGTAGCCTTTGGTATCCATCACTAGCACTGGAAACTCCAGGGAAATTCAATTCAGTCACACCATTGCGTGTGATTGTGCCCAATACAAAATATTGCAGTCTGTCCCCGGAAGTTTCACTTGCACCCTTGCCCATCATCAGGGCACTGATCGTCAGCCAGCGATCAGTGGCTCCTCCAGCTTTCAGTATGTTGGAAGCCTCAATCAAAATGCTTGGAGAGAATTTGTCCACCCGGCGAAAACCCATATCCAAACGGCTGGATATTAGAACATTAGTACCAGTCGTGGGGTGAGGTCTGGATGCAATGTTGGTAACGCCGAGCTGCATTTTTCCAAATTTGCTATTGGCTGCGGTGCTGTTGGATAAAAAGTAATACAGTATGGTTTGATCACCATCCACGAACATGGAGCTGTATTGCGGTTGCCCACCTGAGGTCGAGAAATCCAGTAGTTTGTGCCAGCCCACCCCGTCAAAACAGAACAGCGAAGTGTACATACCTTGGCTTCCGATCCCCGGAATGTTAGAATCCATCGGATAATTTACCCAATTGGCCATCATATACAGGAAATTGTTGGCTACTACCATCGGCCCAATTGCCCGCAACTCCGAGTAAGGGAATTGGTCAGACATGCGGGGCGGGGTGACATCTACAACCCGAGAACCATTCCACTGGTAGATTTTGTTCTTGACACTGTAATACAAGTAGCCATTGAAGATTGCCTTGCCGGTGAAATTGTCATTGGTGGCTTCGCTGGAATAATCTAATATACGGCGGCCTATCTTATCTGTGCCAACTACATACACACCATCTCGCCGAAATACATACAACTCATTACCAAATGACACGGCACCCAGAGTCCCAAAACCACCGAACCCGCAGGGTATCTTTCCTTCGTCTGTGGCCCCGCCTTCCATGTCACTGAGATCATCAGCCGAAGCGTAATGCACTAAACTGGTGCTGTCTTCACCGGCATAGGCTTCGCCTTTGTGCATGATCAGCCACTTGAAATCATCTGCAGTATCTATACCGGCATCTGTTATCACTCCGGCGGTGGTCATCTTTTTCATTTGACCACCATCAGGGCAGAAAAACAGGTAAGTATTCGTGACCATGGCATAGTTTACGGCGCCTGCAAAGATGAGTGACCACACCGGCGTGCCGGAAATACTCAGCTTATGCACCCCGGCAGGCCCCCAGGTGTACAGGTCGCCATTGAATTTTACGATGCCTAATTTGTTATTGTTGCCCGAGTCCTGTGGTAGGGTAGTTTCATCTTTTGCCGAAAATAACATGGCAATGCCCGGCTGTCGGGTGTCAATATTACCCATGGAATGCATGTACCCCATGGCGTCTGTGTTCCAAGTAAAGCCAAACCCATGTCGCCAGTCCGTAATGTACAATGGCTGGTAGAGCATGAGTTCAGACTGCGCCACAGATCCACCCGCAACCGCCGCGCGTGGGCTGAAATCTGCCAGGTCTTTGTCCCTATAAGATGATAAATCTATCCGATAAGGCTTGCCATTTATCCTAATATCACCAAGTGGATCCACGGCTTATCTCCAACCAAGAGGATCGCCCAACGGATCGAATTCGGAAAGGTGGCCGGAGTCTCTGCCTTCCATAAATAATTCTGAATCCGGCAGCCGGAAGAAATTTTGGATTTTGAAAGCTTCTGCTTCCTTCTCATAGATGTCTTGCATAATGGCATAGCGTTGACGGTCAACCCGGTTGTCCCCAATGCGGGATCCAGCCAAAATCGAAATGGCTTTGGCTATGATGTATTCCTTCGGTACCACTGTAGTAGATGCTTCGGTACTCAAAATGGATGGCATGGTAGAATGCTTGATGCGTAACCGACTACCAACATAACTTCGGATGGGTGAATAAAGCCGCAGGCTAGATGGCCATTCCTTGGAACTGAAGTGCACATACTTCATCCGATACCAGTCTAATTGTTGATCGTTTGGATCCCACAGCGAACACTTGGATGTGCTGGTCAGTCCAGGATCAGTAGCGGATGCAAATTTTACGGTCTTCAAGGTATTGTTTACTTCGGTGATGACCTTCGCAATGCCCTTGCCAGCCCCATCATAAATTGACACGTACCATCCGGCAGACACTGGTGACAGATCAGTTCCGGCTGGAAGCGTAATGGTTTCTACTCCACCTGCGTATGTGTCTGAACTCACTGTTGTGAACAGACCATTCACGGGCCGCTCTAGTGCTACTTCATGCACCAGCCCAACCGCAGGCGTAATTGCCGTAAGATCATATTCCATTTTGTCTTCACAGATCACAATGGATTGGTCTTCCACGGTCTCAAAGAAGGATGGATAACTAGATAGAATGGCTTGGTTGATTGCTTCGTGAATTTCAATGGCGTTGAATACAGAATGAATTTCATAATCTAATCCAGCTGACACTGTGGCGGCTAGTGGGTACTCGAATTGCACTCCTTTGGTTTGTGGGCTGGATGTTAGAATTTGTCTTACTTCCCCAGTTGTTGGAAAGAACATCCACTGCCCCTTCCAGAAATCCCAGGGTTGGGATAACACCAGTAAATCAAACAACATACTGGTTGACCCGCTGGTAGCATCCGAGAAACCAGCCGCTACCCTGCGAGCAAACGGCATCATCAACCGCATGGCAACAGCGCGGCGTAATGTGGTGCGGGTGTTGGTTGGTCTGGTCATAGTTAGCCTCTATCTTCAGCCATCATTATCTCAGTTTGGGAGCCAAATTTTTGGCTAATTTCTCCCCACTTTTGGGCCATGACCACATTGTCCAGCGGTGCATTGGCATTGAGAATTTTCTTGCGCTCGTTAGTTTCCTGATCTATTTTTTGTCGCGCATAGAATTCCTCGGCCACAGGCTGAGGAACATCTACAGGTATGCCGGGTGGCAGTACCCATTGGCGGGTACGAATGCGAATAACTTCAGGTTCCATTACCACAGTGATCACCCCGGCTTGATTTACAGTTGTGGGTTTGCCCATCGAAGTAACAGTTACTTTGGGTTGGTTGTCCATCCAGGCCCCAAATTGAATGTCATCAGTGGCTTTGGTGGCCATTGCTTTTTGGATTTCTTGTTGTACCTGTTTGCCTGCGTTGGCGATCAGCTTGGCTTTTTTCTCGGGGTCAATGATCTTCAACTTGTCGGCTTTTTCCTGGACACTGTTTAGAAACCCGGCGCGATCTTGCTCCCAACGTTGGGCATCCTTGTCCATTTTGTTCATGCGCTCGGTCAGCTTGGTGATAGCCTCACCCTGGCCTTGCACCAAGCTGAGCATGGAATTCTGACCGCGCACTAATTCCTGCAGTGACAGTGCAATTTTCAGTGCATCAGTATTGCTGACCACTGAAAAATTTTCAGATAACAAATCTTGAACAACCGGTGCTTCATTTACTCCATCGGAGCGCACTTGTGCATTGAGCATTTCTGCTTCACGTTGCGCCTGTTCAATTTTGCTTAGTCGTTTACTTGAACCCATTTCTCACCTCCACCCAATAGGAGACCATCCCACATGTGTGAAGATGATCGTATGAATGTAGGGCGGGGCTTTTGACCCCGCCCTAATTTAGTACCGATTAGTTTTCTCCTGCCACAGAGTACAGGAAATAGAGATCCATCTGACCGGCTGCAGCCGTAGCCGCTGCTGTGGTCAAGTTGATGACCTGCTCAGTAAGATACAGTTTACCGTTGGCGTAGGCTTCAGCAGCCGCTTTCGAGGAAACGAAAATGCCAGTAGTAACTGCAGTCTGTGGAGCAATGTCAGCCGAGGCCATGAAACCGGCGGCACTGGCAACATCACCCAGGGTGGCTGTCAGTGAAGCTGTCCAGGCAACTGCTACACGGGATAGGACTTCATGGATGATGAATCCAGCTGGTACGGTAATGACTGGATAGACGCCAGCAGCGCCGACCACAACATCATTACCAGCCGCAGCCCCAACTGATACTTTGAGCACTTTGAGCGGGGCGGGATCATCGTGATCCATGATGAAAGTTCCAATTACGGGAAAAGTTTTAGCCATTTGTCACCTCATTATCCAACGGATTGCTGATCTGAGTCTGTGCTGTAGAGTAACCACAGGCGCAGTGATCCAACTCCACCGGCAGCCGAGGCATTGGTGATAGTAACATTGATGTTCTTATCAGCAGTGTAGTTCTTACCACCCAATGCCGCAACAAATCCAATGGAGCTAAGGTTGCCAGACGTGAAACTGCCCAGTACAGCAGCAGCGCCGGTATCTCCTACAGTTGCCGTCAACGCACCAGTTGACGAAAACGCAGTCACAACTTCCAGCAGAGTACCCAGAATGACTGTGTTGGCTGGAACTTTGCACACCGTGACAACTGCAGGAGACGTAGTAGGTGCGGGGACAAGGGCGCACTTCACAACGCGCGTGGAGTCCCGCAGCATATCAGCCACCTGTGCACCCGGCGCAAAACGAGGAGCCTTTTTCAGTATGATAGTCATGTGATTATCCTCCAATCACGCGGGTTTACAGGTTACTGAAGACATTGGTGTGCTTGACAACCCGGATCCAGGCACTATTCAGCACCTTGGGAGTGAGAGCTAACTTCCAGGCCAGAGAGCCACGCTGGTTGAGAGGATCGGCAGCACCGGCTGAACCAACCGGCTTCACGATTACTTCAACAGCCTTGATGCGCTGACCGGTCAACGGGCGACCATCCGGCCCCTGATTGTCAACACTTGCAGCTTCAGGATAACCAGTCAATCCGAGGATGCCGTATGATTCACGACCAATGAAGATCGCGGCATATACATCTGTGGTGCCACCGGCACCAACATCAGCCCATTCAGTCACATTGGCACTGACATAGATCTTCATACGCAGCAACCGGCCAATGTAACCGTTGCGGATAGCGGTGTTGGGGGCTTCCTGAATCATCAGGTTGACAAAGGTTGGATCGAGCATCAGTGTTGCATAGCTGTGGGGATGGAGAATAAGAATAAAATCCTCCCCATCCACAGGCAGAGCAGACTCAGCTTCTAGCGCAGCATAGTTCTTGATGATATCAGTGTAGCTGAGATCATGGGTTGGGCTGGTGAGAGTACCAACCGCTGATTGACCACCGGAGTAGTCAATAGTAGCGTTGGTCACTAATTCGTTGCGCACCAAGGTGTCAGCGGTCAGACCAGTCTGCTCACCCAGGATGCTGGACATTTCGGACAGGATCGGATCATAGTTCATCAGATCCACGAGATCAGTGAACCCCATCCAGGCGCCGTAAAAGGCGGGGGTGATGGTGATCAAGGTGGGGGTTGGCGCGGTGGTTTCCGCAGGCGTGGTACCCTGGGTTAGCTGCGCGGTGACAGCGGCCAAGGATCCATACTTCAATCTGTTACCTCTTGACAAAAAATCTAGCTGTCAAGCGGGGGAGCTTCTTCGAGTTCCCCTCTACAGGTTCATTTCCCTGTAGTTCAGACTGTTGCACCGGCAATTCTTTTTCTCTTGCCGTCCTCTCGCTCAGTCGTTTTCGGTGGCTTTCGCCTTCCTAAGCGTTGGCATCTCAGCGTTCGCAATTTCAGAGAGGATTTATACTGCGCAATTTAATTAACGCAGTTCATAAGAGCCGTATTTTGAAATGCGGGCGCGAACAGCCCAGCGGCCATGAACATAACGAGGGATGGCGCGGGTCAGCAACCGCTTCTCATACGCGGTTTTGATTGCATCCGCCATCGTGACAGTAGTAATTGTGGTCATTTCAAGTCCTCCGAAGAGTTGGGTTGGTGCCCACGTTTATCCCTAGGCTGTAGGAATAATCGAGGGTGACAGGTCTCCTGCTTCCACCAGTTTGTACACCTCTTCGGCAGAACCATACTGTTTGATCAGATCGTTCCAGTTTGGCCCGTTTCCAGCAGGTGCAGGCGAGGCGGCAAGAGGAGTTCGTTGGGAAGAATCGGCTTGATTGTTCTGAGGAGTTGGCACACTGGTCATGTGAGTGGTCTCGTATTCTTTCACTTTGGCTTTTAGTTCCGACATAGCTTTCTGAATTCCAAGCCACCCGGAGGCAACAAGGGCATCCAAACCCTGATCGGTAACTAAGTTGTCGGCGGGCACACCTTGGGCGACAAAGAAATCTTTGTAATTCTGGGCGGCCTGAAGTTGCTGGAGTTCCTGCTCCTTTTGCTGAGCAATGGTACGCCACTGGCTGGATTGTTCCGCTTCCAGATTGCGCTGAAATTCTTTCTTTTCATCGTCATCCAAGGAGGCCATTCGCGCTTTGTTCAGCTCACTTTCAAGCTGGGCACGCTGCTGTTGCCACTCTTGTTCCCGTTGTGACATCTGGCGCTGCAAGCTTGACTTCAGGTTGTTGATGTCCTGTTCACGCTTGGCTAACGCCTCTTCCAATTTCCTCTGAGCTTCTTGTCCCGCGTCTGCAGCACCTGGGGTAAGCGTCCCTGCTGGAACCGAACCCACAGCGGGCGTCCCATCACTGGAACCACCACTGTCTTTAGATACTTCAAATCTGACGGACTTATTATTGAACAACATTTCTAGCTCCTATGTCCTATTATACAAACATTGATATGTCAGCGTCAAGGCTACTGCATCTCGCGGATGTCTTTGGCAACTTCACGCTGTGGATACACACGTTTTGCAATCTTTAGATTGTTACGGATTGCCCTGGCATACTCTGGGTGATTGGTAGCAACTCGCTTCAGGTAAGTAACCGTTGCATTGGGCAGAGGTGCCTGCCCTGTTGTGGCCCGATTGACTTGCTCCACTGCCAGCGGATCCAGCAGGTCGAGCAAGGACTGTGGCCACCAGGGTTGCCGAGTAACACCTGCAGAACCAAGCTTGCCTGGAGTGAAGAGAGCCATAGCATCCAATGATGAGCGCTTGCCAAACGGCAGCCACCATCGTGCCTCCTCTTTTTCAAAACTGGATGCCTGATAGCCTGATCCAGCTGCTGAACTGAGACCGGCGCTGGTCGTTCCTGTACTGGCATCAAAGGATGGGTAATAATAGGCTGCCCATAGCGGGTGGGTTTTTGCATAATCATCCCTCATGTTGAAATAGGTGTTGATCTTCTTGTACAGATCTTTGTTTTTGTTCCTCCATTCTTTGCGCTCATCCGAACCCATGTACATATAAACTGCCAAGGTGGTGTAGAAATTCAGCCCGAGTTCAGCCATAACATCCGCCTTGAATTCAGCCTGATCCGCTTCGGCCAATAACATGTCTTTCAATTGCTGTTCATCTGGTGCCTTGGCCCCGACTTTAGCGGCAGCCTCCTGAATGAGATCGAGGAAGTCATAATACTTTTCCACATCTGGGTAGTTGTTTATATTTCCACCGAGGCCATACCATACATCGAAGTCAGATTCGTATCCGCCCAGCCCAATATATGTCAGCATGAGCGCTCTGTAGTTCTCGCTTTGCTTCGGCCCTGCCCAGGCCAGAATGTCATAGACAATATTGCGGTTGGGATCCTTGGGTTCATCCTTGAGTTGTTCTATTTGCTCGGGTGTGGCGAATGTCAATCCATTGATAGTATCCCGGATGAGCTTCTCACCAAATTTACCAGCACCATAGGTTTGCACAATCCACTGCTGGATTTCGCGTTCGCCCGGCTCGAAGGTATGTGTCTTGAAGAATTGAATCTCAGCCAAGCTGCGCTCATTGCCGGACAAGTCTTTGACCGCGTCAAAATACGGTTGCAAATACAACGTCTCATAAGCATTCCAGATGGCATCTATCACCGAATCATTTTTCAACTGCCACTGTTCATAGCCTTCGGCATTGGTCTGGTCGACCAGCTTCTTCATAATGTTATCTACTTTGCTTAGCCGTTCTTCCATGTCAATTTCACCTTCAAAGACATTCCAGTTGAAATTGAGTTGGAATATGGGAGACAGCAATTCGGCCTGTTTTGCCAGTCCATCTTTCCAGGCGGCTACCCGAAGCTCATACTGTGTCCAGGTCTCATTCTTGACATACCGTGGGTAAGTGGATTTGATTGTCCGCCACCACTCACCAGTCATGTGCTCTTCGATCATCGAGATTGGTTTGTAGCCCATTACATAGTCTTTTTTGGCCAACGGATATAAACCATTCGGGTCATCAATCTGGGCTATGGCTGTGTAATAGTCAGTCATAATCTGATCATATAAATCCTGGGCGCCGACTGGAATATTGTGCAAGCGTTCATCTTTCAAATCTGCTGCGGCTTTGATGGCCTCATAGCGTAACTCCGTCTGGTTCTGAACAATCGCATCTTCGGCAATTGCCTGACGGCGCAAAGCTCCGGTCAACACATTCCCTTCTTCGTCTGTCACATAGCGGGTCATATTGTAGGAATTGGTGATCCAACCTTCCGGTGTCTCATTCTTCCGCGTGGTGTAAAGTTTATAGACATCAGCCTGGCTCATGTAAGGCTTGAACAATGTGACCAAGATTTCATCGTTGATCATATCCCGCAGCAGATTTACTTCATCTCGAATGGAACTCAGTTCGGCCTGCCCGGAAGTGAATTCCTTGGCATAAATGCCGGTGAACATACCTGCTATGCGGCGGTAGTATTCACTGTTTTCTACATGGGCACGAGCTTCCAGCCACAATGGATCTTCTTCTCGTACCACACCCAGACTTTCATCTCGGGTAATTATTGCGTAGGCCTCTTTGGCAATGGCTTCTTTTTCTACCTGGCTGGTAATATCTTTCATGCGATCCAGGGCATTGATCAAGATTTCACGCTCGATCAGGTAGTCTTT